CATGTATTGAGGAGAAGTGTAGAAAGAAACAAACGTGGAGTTGAATCCACAAAACATCATTCATTTAATGATGCAAACAGACAGCCTTATCATCCCATATACCACGGAACACATCAGCATTTAAGGTTAATGAATATATAGCAGGACCCAAGCGTCGCGCTTGTGCCACTGTTATATTGTAGCGTTGAGCTACTAACGTACCTAAACGATGTGTATTCTTTGTATACGCGTAACCCCCACACGTATCCAATACACTTTGATACTTATCCTCCCAATGAGGATCCTCAGCACCAACTAACATCGACCATCGCTCGATGCGTTTGATCGGATCAGGTAACAAAGCCACATGCCCGTCATTAGCATCGATAATAACAAAATTTGATGCAAAATAGGGCGCCTTCGTCACATAGAACTTAGCGGTTAAATTGAAGATTTCAGCCAAAATCTGAATAGCATCAGCGGCGTACACCGCCCCTTTAACAGCAATCAATGAATCATCGCCCATGAAAACTCCCCAATGATATTGAGTGCCTCTATAAGCATACGCGACAGCTAAAACATTAAGCAATACATTACCAAAGGCGGTAGTTGCATCACCAGATTTTCGCTGAAACATAACTGAAAAGGACATTCCCAAAGCAATGGATCGAGCATTACAACGAATATGGCCTTGCATCCATCGACTCAATAATTCGTTGTGCAAACCCAATTGTTCAAAGACATAGGATTCCAAATCAAACACCAGTACACCTTGACTCTTATCGTACTGCGAAAAATCGTTTTCCAGAAACTCAACATCATCAGAACACGGATGATGAGCTCGAATAAATGCCGCGATATCCACAGTATCCTTCAATAAGTTGATATGTATGTTAGGTCGAACGATCGAAAGCAAACGGCGAACCAACAAACGAAAAATAGAACTATACAATGCCCCCAATTCTTTGACATGATGAACAATAACCTGAGGGTTAATGTGCGATTGTATAGGTTTCGTTGATAATGTAGGTTTTACATCGGCTTTAATCATAAATTCGAACTCAGAAATATCAAACTTCTCAAAAGCAAGCATGTCGGCCTCCAAACGACTACGCATAGTAGCCAAAGAAGCAGAACTAGCTTGCTGCATCCAATCCGAAAAGTATTCTTCATCTAACGCCGCAGGTTGCTCTTGATATAGTTTTAAC